CAGCTTTTTAATTGAATTTCGTGATTTTCTCGACGCTTCCCTTGTTTTAGCTGCGTGACATTCATGACATAATGATTGCAATTGATTTTCGTCAAGAATTGTTAATTCATTCTCAATTGCTTTAATTCCTTGAATATGATCGACTTCTGTTGCAATCATTCCGCACAGATTACAGAAAGGATTCTCTTTAATAAATCTATTCCGAAGTTTCTTCCATTTACGGTAAGTCTTTCCGTCGACATTTTTCCAAATTGTTGGCCGCAATTCCCAACCAGATTTTGTCGGTGTGTGGGCCAGGCACGACGCTGTGCCTGGCAAACCTAGCTCTCCGCACCAGCATCGCTCAGGGGCTGAGTACGGCATCTTACAAGACCTATCCGGGTTACCTAGGGGGTACTTACCGGGGTATACCCCAGGGGGCTATTCCTGCACCCCCTGGGGTACCTTACCCGAATACCCCCTAGGGTTCCAATCCAGGGGGTACTCCAAACCAGTACCCAGGGTATATCTTCTACCCTGGTATACACCCTAGCAGGTACCCCCTACCATGTCAACTCGACACGCCGTCACCATGCCACGGTCACCTTCACCCAGATCACCCCAAGCTCGATCACACTCTCCAGCTGGACCACACGTGTGCCGTACGTCGGCACCGCCTGCTGGACCGCCCTAGCCTCGTACGACTCCACCGGATAGCCAGCAAGCCGCGCCTGGTACCTCAGGCGTGTGGTCTTGCTTAAGTCCTCGTGGACCATGCCAGCCTCCTCCAGCCTCTGCTCGCTCGGCAGTGCGGGTACGTCACCCCACCCCGGAACCTCAACTACTCGCTTAACGATCTCTCGTGGAAACTCCATGCCCCGAGCTTAGTACATCTCCCTGCCACTCCACAACCCCTCTGAGAGCTGTACGTGTCGGCCGTAGACGGCCTAGAAAGTCCTGGGGGTACTCCAGTGCCACCCCGACCCTGCTAGGCCCTCAGAATCCATCCTCCGGCCTCTCAGCGGCATCCTAGCCGTTGCTGCCACCCTGAGCTAGACCACACACCGTCTCCTCCCTTCCCCTCCCCTCGGTCGTCCCACCGGGCGGGGCCCCGGGGCCGGCGTTTACGCCTGGGCCCCGGTAGGCCCCAGGCCCGGTGGGGGGAGGGCCGCGAGACGGCCCGACCGGGTCAGACATCAATCACTGAACCACACACCCCCTGGCGAGCCGCGAGACGGCGAGCCCCAGCTTCCCCTCAGCTCAGCTTGTGCCAGCCCGCCGTGGCCCTCGTGCGGGCCGGGGCCGGCGTTTACGCCTGGGCCCCGAGCCCTGGCACGAGGGGGACACACGGCGGGGAGCTGAGCGACCTTGGGAGCAAGCAAGAGAAAGGTCTCCCCCCATACCCCCCTCTAAAGAGAATAATATATATAACTTTTCCTCTCTCCGAGAGGGTCTCTCTGGCGTAAACGCCAGAGACCCTCTCGGAGAGGAAGGTAGTGGGAAGATACCGCGTGCGCCTGCGTGTGCCGCGCACGCACGTGTGTCACGTGTGCGTGTCACGTGTGCGTGTCACGTGACTTCTGTCGGGCGTGCGCGTGGGCGCCCCAGGGAGGGGAGGGGGGGTGTAGGGGGAGGGGATCTTAACCTCGGTTAACTTTTGGAGGTTGCAGGGGTGTGTGGTCCTGTGCTAGGGTGGATACATGATCACGAGACGAGAGATCCTTGCAACCATCAACGCGACCACGAGGGAGACCGGCTACGAGCGCGTCCTGGCAGGTGACCTCCTGGAGGCTATCCGGGCAGACGACATCACTGCGCTCAAGGCGGCACTCAAGTCCCTGTCCGACGTAGCACTGTCCCCCTGGGCGTTCGCACTAGCTGTCCACGACACCTGTGGCCCCACGATCAAGCGCCACACGGTTGGGACCAGAGCTGCGTGGTCCCGGGTCCCAGGGTGGGCAGCCCGCCACGAGGGCGAGGCCCTAGCCACACTCGCCCTCATGTGCTACCTGGTGCACGAGGGCGCCCAGCACCCTGACGCAGTCAACGACCTGCCGGTCGCTATCTGCTGGTGATCCTGACCTAGAGCACCTCTGCCCCTGCATGAGGCCCCCTAAACGGCCTAGAATCGTCTGGGGGTATCCTAGGTAGGGTCAGGTGCTGTTAGGCCGTAAATCGAGGGTGCCTACACGCTTGACGGGGTGACTAGGGCGTGCTAGGGTAGTTACCATGACTTGGACATGCAGAGACTGCAAGAAGAACATCACCCGGAGTAACTACGAGCACTGCCCCGAGTGCCACGAGACGTTCGGAGGTACCACCGCGGGAGACATGCACCGTATGGGCCGGCACGGGGTGACTGAGGGCCCAGACCGTCGTAGGTGTCTGACCCCAGCTGAAGTGTCTGCTAAGGGCATGCCACAGCGGGAGGGTGTCTGGGGCACAGGCAGGAGTACCCCTGAGAGCTGGAGGGATCGCTGATTTACGGCCTAGCAGCCCCTGCCCGGTAGTCTAGTTAGGGTAGGGTGCTGCTAGGCCCTGGAATCCCAATACCTGCAACGTAACAACTCGATAACAACTCAGCCTGGGGGTTGCACATCCCTGGCATAGTTGGTAAGCTTAAGACATCAAGCCACAGAGAGGACCACACAGATGATCGCCTACAGGATCCAGGACAGGAAGCGCGGGGTTGAGTACCTGCTCGACCCTGAGACTCAGTACAGCTGGCCCATGGACTACGACGAGTCGAAGGTGCGGCACGGTGTGAGTGGCTGCGAGACCATCGCGGAGCTGGCTGCATATTGGGCCACACACTCAGTCGAGGCCTCTGTCCCCGTGTTGGTGCGTGTGGAGGGCCCTCAGTCAGAGGACACCCCCCTCGACGAGGAGTTCGGTGAGGTCCTGGTCCTGCCTGAGACCGCTGAGGTCATCGAGGGCAGCCCTGTGTGGACCCTGATCAGCTACCTGATTGACCGCGTCGAGGAGGACTACACGCTGACCTATGACCAGCTGGTTGAGATCGGCGCTGAGTGGCTAGAGGAAAATAACTGAAAAATCTTCCCCGAGGGGTTGCACAGCCCCACAGAGTGTGCTAAGCTAAAGACATCAAGAAAACAACATGAAAGGTTCAAAACAATGCTTAAGTTCATCGCCTACATGACGGGTATCATTGCTGCTGTTGCTGCTGCTCTCGGTATTGGAGTGCTGATCACGTGGATGATCTTCTACGGCCTGTGGTACGTGGCCCTCATCATGATGGCTATTGCTGGTGTGTGGCTCGGGTTCAAGTATGAGTCTAAGTACGTCCACAAGGACGAGTTCGGTGATTGGAGTGAATTCTGATGCATGAGTTCGGTGATCTGCCTCGTATGATCCAGAGCATCAAACCTGAGCGAGGCTGTATGTCGTCTGTGGTCTTCTCTAGCCCAGATGGTATCTGGTGGGTGCCGGGTAAGTACTACCCTAAGCCCGGAGGGGCTTATATCCACCCAGTAATGAGGCTGCTAAATGAGGTTGGAGGGTCACGCCCTGGCGTTGCATACATAATTAACCATGTTTGCGTCACTTGTGAAGCTATCCTGAAGACTTTTCCGCAGTTCGATCGGGTTATTGTAAGGAGCTATGATGCTGAGTAACATCGAGAAAGCCTATGAGATTGCTAGCCAGTCGTCTCACCCTGATGTCAAGGTTGGCTGCTATTTTGAAAACACGCGTACAGGACGTAGCATAGCCACCCATAATGTGGAGCTTGGCCCTAAACTGCACGACGCCGCGCCTAATGGCCAGTGTCTCGAGTATATCCATGCAGAGGTGTGGGCCTCTCAAGAACTCATGACACTGCCTTACGAGCTGCGTGAAGGCCACATAGCGATGACTTATGAGCCTTGTGCTCCGTGCGCTAGGGCGCTGCTGCTAGCTGGATTTAGGGGGTATCTGGAGTATGACAGGCCATGGCTTGACCCGGCCTTGAAAAAGCCTAATTGGCGAGTCCACAAGCAGGGTATAACCGTACTGAAGAATGCGGGTGTGGTCGTGACTAGGTCACTAGAAGATGACGGCGCTAAGTGGTTTAGGGACCTTAATTTCGGTGATTGGTATCCTCAGTGTATGAAGGTCCTTAAATGGGGCGAAATTAGGTATAGGGACCTTAATAAAAGGACCTGTATGCTTATTCTAAATGCCTTTAATAGGTATTTGGGATTGGGGTTTAGTGTGGGTCGAGAGGTCATTTATGGGGTGACTAATTATACCCTGGCTAAGAACTTTAATAAGGCGGTTCGAGACTTTACCTACTGGGCTAAACATGGTAGCTCATGGGTTAAGAAACCGGGTCACGTAATTGTCAAATGCGTACTGGAGGCTTACCGCCGTGCTGTGTGAGTATGATCGCAATATATACACCCTGTCTAGACAAGCTGCTGAGCTAGTCACTGAGGGTCAGGAGCACCCCTACTGGTGCTACGGGTCATGGAGTGTGGTCTACACACACGCACCCCTGTCACAGACACGTAGGGTGTCTGTGGACATGGCCCAGCGTGAGCTCCACTGGATGCTTAGTGGGTCAGGGGCCACACAGCACGACAGGTGTGCTAGAATCACCCCGGACGTGGAGCGTATGTGGTCCCCGTGGGCCACAGATGAGCTAGGGCCTATGTACGGTGTCCAGTGGCGCTACGGGGGCCCTGACGGGGCATACGATGCCGTACGTGATGTTGTGGCCAGGCTTGTGGCTAACCCTACGACCAAGCGGGCGGTGTGGGCCGCCTGGCAGGGGTATGAGGTAGGGTCTATGCGTATCCCACCGTGCCCAGTGGTGTGGGCGTTCAATGTGGTAGGAGGGCGAGTCACCCTAGACATCTTTGCCAGGTCCACAGACGTCGTGTGTGGGCTACCTTACGACACCCTTGAGGGGTGGATGCTCATTCACCTGATGACTAATACACTGAGGCAGCACGGTCACGAGGTTAGTCCGGGGCAGTTGAGGTTCACTACAGCTAATGCGCATGTGTACTGTCAGAATCTTGACGTTTGGCATAAGATGTTGATGCCTGCTAGGGTGGAGAAGGAGGTTGAGTTTATTCCAGCCAAACATAGTATACTTAATTTCAAAGGTAAAGGTTTCACGGCGGTCGACTATAAGGCGCCTATCTATTCAGCAAAGGTGGTAGTAGTTTAATGTTGAGGTTATTGTTCATCGGTGCTTCGTGGTGCACACAGTGCCCGCAGTCTAAGGCTAATTTTGAAAGGGCTATGCAAAAGTTCCCTTATCTTGGTTGGGAATATGTTGATGTTGAGGTCAATCCTGACCTGGGGCGTAAATTCAATATTATGTCCGTGCCTACAGTTATCGCCTTGCATGATGGTGTGGAGGTTGCTAGGATGGGTACTGGGACCACACTCCAGTACAAGAAGATGATTGAAGGAGCACTAAACTAATGTTTGAGCCAGTCACTAAACCTCGAGACTATCAGCTGGCCGCGGTTAAGTGGCTGGCTAAAAAAGAGCACGGTATGCTCCTTATGGACACACGTACCGGTAAGACTAAGACAACCATCGACTGGCTGTCATGGCTGATGCACAACCGCGACGTTAGGTATGTCGTTGTGGTCTGCCCTAAGATCGCCATCGACGTGTGGGTTAGGGAGCTCCAGCAGCATTACTGGGGACCTGAGGCGGATATTGTCTACGACGGTGCCTATGAGGCTACAGCACTGCCGAAGATAGTGTTAATCAACTATGATAAGTTCTCTAGGGGTTATCCTAAAGGACTATTCAATGGTGCTGAATATCACGCCTCAGCTATTGTCCTGGATGAGTCACACCTCATCAAGACACCTGCCAGTAAGAGGTCTAGGCGTATAGTTGGTATGGCTAAATCTGCTAGGTACAGGGTATGCCTGACTGCTACCCCTGTGGGTAAGCGCAATATGGTAGGGGAGATTTACCCACAGTTGGTATTCTCTGACCCTAGTATAAGGGCTGATTTCCCATCAGCTAAGTCCTTCCGAGAGTATTTCGGTGAATGGTCTAATTTCGGTGGTTTCCCCCGCTATATGGGCCCCAAGAATACTGAAGAGTACCAAGCACTTATTAAAGCCCACTCCATAAGTATCTCCCGAGAGGACGCCCTTGGCACTAAGGCCGTGCAGGAAGAGGTAGTGCCTGTATACATGGGTGAGTCCCGCTATGCTACCTACCAGGCTATGGTAAGGGATGAACTCGATGTCCTGGAGGCTCAAGGCGAAACAGGAGCTGACTCCGTGCTAGCCCTGTTCTCCAGGTGTCGTAGGCTGGCTGAGGGGCTGTCCACAGGTGAGGGTAGGCTAGTGTATAGCGAGCATAAGCTTGACGCCTTGCTCCGGATACGTGACAGCTACAGTGGCCGTATTGTGGTAGCTAGCGAGCTACTGGACTCTCTCACTGTGCTGGAGAGATACCTGGACCACACATACAGGCTGGACGGTAAGGTCAAGAATAAGACCTCCGTTCTGGACGCTTGGAAATCTTCTGAGGCTGGCACCCTGGTGGTAAACCCACAGGTGGCTGCTACTGCTGTGGATATGAGGGAGGCTGACGTGCTGGTGTGGTACGGGGTACCTACATCAGCTTTGACCTACCGCCAGATGTCTGATAGAGTAGCTCTAGCAGCTGATCCGAAGGTGATCGTACTGGTGACCCAGGACACTGTGGAGGACTCCCTGTGGTCCAGCCTGGCTGAGGCTACGGAGTTCCGTAAAGAGATCATGCTAAATACCAGAGACTTCCTGTTAGGAGAGACTTATGCTAGTGAATCCGTCTGATCGACTTGTCATCGCAGCCACACCCGGTGTGGACCCTACAATCTTCGCCCGAGGGCTGGGATACGCGCCAAGCGAGCTTGTTGTGGACCCACACAACTCACACGGGGTCATGACCCGCTCATGGGTCGATGGGGATATCCACGACTACACGGGCATTAGTTCGGATATCCGGGAGGCAGCCAAGCCTAACGTACCTCGAGCTAAGGGGTTCAACCTTGCAGTGATTGCGTTCAATCTTGATGACCTGTTTTCTGACTGGGGTAAGCAGTTGTGGGCCGGTGCAGACACTGGTTATTCTTGGGCCGAATTCCTTATCCTGAGCATAGGGTACCGCTCGTGGGTAACTGAGTGTTCGAGGACCGCTAGCTGGAAGCTTAATAAGTTCAGGACTGCCACGACTTTCACTATCGGAGAGTCGTCTATTGAGTACAAGTCGACCACGGACGTACGCACTGCCCACAAGCTGGCTAAAGAGCTCACAAAATGCTATTTCTAGACATAGAGACCACAGGGCTTAATCCCCGCGCAAAGGATGCCGCCGTGCTTATGGTCGGCATTCTGGGGGATAAGCCTGAGGACGAACCTCGAGTTTTCCACATGGCCTCCAAGCACCCTGAGACATGGCGTGCTAGGCTTGTCAAGCTGTGTGGAAAATTGCCACCTGTAGTGGGGCACAACATTAAATTCGATATAGTCTATGCTAAGCGTTTCGGCGCTCATATTGAGGCAGCTGGAGACACTATGCTGGGTGCCCATATGGTGGACGAGAACCGGTCACTTGGGCTTAAGTCACTTATGGCGGACTTCATGGGAGGTGACTGGTCTTATGACGGTGTGTGGGATGACTCTGATCCTGAGGCCATGGCCACTTACCTGAAAAAGGACCTACTGGCCACACGTGAGCTTTATCGGATTAACCATAGTAAGCTTACGCCTAACCAGAAAAAGCTCCTTCGTAAGGTTGTGGTCCCGGCTATCAATATGCTAGCTGAGACTGAGGATTATGGCATACCCATTAGCCGGGATAAGCTCGAGATAGCTAGCCATAAATACACCTCTGAATTGGCTGAAATTGATGCCCAGTTGGACTCTGAAATACCCTCAGAAATACCCGAAGGTATGCAAGTTAAATGGGGTACTACTAACTTTCAGCGGTGGTTTTTATATGACTACCTGGGTATAGAGAAACAGGAGGTAGGAAAGCCCACTAAGGCATTCCCTAATGGAGCACCCAGCCTTTCTAAAAAGGCACTTGCATATATGGATCACCCTATTGCTAAAACACTATTGGAAAGGTCACGCTTAAAGAAGAATATAGACGGTTTTATTACCCCTTATAAAGAGCAAATAGACGGTAAAGGACGTCTGTATACTTCATTCAAGTTGCACGGCACAGTCACGGGTAGGCTATCATCAGGCAAAGTGTGCGACGGGGTCGGAGTGAACCTCCAGCAGGTTCCGAAGGACCCCTACATAAGGGGTCTGGTAGCTGCCCCTGAGGGGTATAAGATCATCGAGGCTGACTACAGCCAGCTCGAGCTGCGTGTAGCCGCTGTGGTCTCGCGCGACAAGAACATGCTCGAGCTGTACAGGCAGGGCGGGGACATCCACTCACAGACCACACGTGCTATCGGGCTTGACCCAGACAATAGCTTCGACCGTAGGAAAGCAAAGATTGTCAACTTTGGCTTCCTGTATGGGATGAGTGCTAAGAGTTTTGTCCAATTCGCTAAGGTAAGCTACGGTACGGACATTACCCTGGATGAGGCTGAGCAGTTCCGGGAGGACTTCTTCCGGCACTGGTCAGGACTGCGTCCTTGGCACGCTAGGGCCAAAGCGAGGGCGCACAAGCAGGGGTACTCCAGCACGATGTTTGGACGTAGGCGACACCTACCAGGCCTGTACAGCAGTGACGAGTATGAGGTAGCAGCGGCTGAGAGACAGGCTGTCAACAGTCAGGTGCAGGGCACGGGTAGCGACATTATGCTGAGGGCCGCTGTGCAGGTGTGGTCCAGCCTGGAGGGAGACAGCCACATACTGGGCCTGGTGCATGACGCTGTGCTGGTGCTGGTCCCTGAGGACCTAGCCGAGACCACAGCGTGTATGATCAAGGGGACCATGGAGGAGCCCCTGCCTCACTTTGATTGCCCTCTGGTAGCTGATGTCGAGATAGGGACTTGTTGGGGACCAGAGATAGAGGTATAGTAGGAGACATGCAAGTAACCACAAGCTTGATCAAGAGCTGGCTGAACTGCCCCCTGGAGGCCTACTATGACCTACAGGGGATCACATCTAAGCCACATCCAGGTACGGCCTTAGACAGGGGTACCTATCTACACGCCTGGCTCGAGACAGGCACTCCACCTAAGCGCCCAGAGGACCTTATGGAGGAGGAGCACGAGATCTATAATGATCTTGATCGTGTGTACCGTGCCTACGAGTACCGTTACCGCGATGAGCCCCTCAACGTGCTGGCGTGCGAGCTCGATTTGAGCAGGGGTATCCCAGGATGCAACCACTGCTACCGAGGTAAGATCGATAAGGTAGTCGAGCTCGGAGGCCGTCTGTGGGTGCTGGACCACAAGACCCACCAGACCCTCCCTACAGCCGAGTACCGTCAGCTTGACATTCAGTCTCACGCTTATCTGTGGCTGCTAGAGGGTAACAAAGAGCGGCTTGGCTGGGACCTTCCTCTGGGAGGAATGATCTGGGACTACATCCAGCCACAGCGCGTGGTGTGGCCCCAGCTGACTAAGACAGGTAAGCTTAAGATTACTAAGGGGTCCACAGGTAGCACTTGTTATCGATCTCTGATAGACTGGGCTCACGAGCACCGTACTGAGATTACCTCGGTTGAGTGCGACATCATCGCGAAGGATGCAGAGTTGTTGAAGCGTCAACATTGCCCGGCTTTCACACGGTTGTTGGTGCCGTTCAACAAGGAGGTGCACGAGAGACAGATCAAGAGTATACTGAGGTGGGCTAGGCAGGTCGGAGAGTATGACTGGTCTAAGCCACCAGAAGACCGTAACCCGTCAGTGTGTGGTAACTCGTATTTGTGCCGTATGGGTAAGCTTGCAGCAGCACGCGTTGAGTTCGGCACAGAAGCGCAGTTCCTTCAATTCTTTGATAAGAGAGACCCCATGGAGAGATACAAATGATCACGCTAGTGTATGGTCAGCCTAAGACAGGCAAGACAACTTTCGCAGCCACGGTGCCTGGTGTGCGCATCATCGACCTCGAGGGCGGCACTCGTGCAGTACAGGCTGAGACCACACAGGTAGATACCTGGGAGGCCCTGGCCAAAGAGGTTCAGTCCATCGTAGCCAAGCCTCCGCAGGCAGTAGCTCTGGACAGCATCACTGTGGCCCACGAGCTGGCACTTAATTTCGTCTCCGGACGCAAGCGTGGAGACCTCTTAACGGTAGCCAAGCCTGTCAGTCTTCCTCAGTATGGCCAGGCCAACGAGCTGATTAAGTCACTCATCCTCACTCTGAGGGGCCTTGACATCCCTGTGGTCCTGACAGGGCAGGCTAAGGTCACCTACGTGGATGAAGCTGACCCTGAGGACGCGGACGTGGCACAGACCAAGGAGGTTACACTAGCCCTACCCGGCCAGGCACGACAGTTTGCACTCATGTATGCCGATGTGATAGGCTACACGGAGTCAGTTAAGCGAGACTCCAACACCGGGTATCGTATGTGGCTCAAGCCCACGCAGGGTATCGTGGCGGGGGGTCGGGCTGATATTGCACCCCGCAAGCCTTGGTTGGGGTCTCCCACTTGGGAGCGACTTGAAAGGTACCTCACACATGATTGATTTTTCAAAGGTATGTAGCAATGCGCTCATTCGCCTGTGTGATCAGATGGATGATCTGCCCTGGCGCATCGAGCACCATGACCTGGCCGTTATCGACGTACCTAACCCCATCACTGTGGCCCACCAGGTAGGCCAGTACGAGGTGCGCCACAACGATCACGTCAACCGAGATATGTTCACCATCACGGTTTGCTTCTTCACCACTACTACTGCTACAATCGACTACATCCGACAGGTACTCAAGGAAAGGGACCACAACAATGGCTAAAATCTCGATCGACTTCTCCGACGTCAAGGCACCGTCCTTCAGCACCGTGCACCAGGAACCAGGTGTGTACAACGCTGAGATCGCTGGTGTGGAGATGACCAAGACCAAGTCAGATAACACCGACATGCTGGTGTTCGCTATCGTGGCAGGTCCTGGACGCTATCCCTACTACTGCAAGATCGTCCCGAATCAGCTGTGGAAGCTCCGCGAGTTGATTGAAGCTGCGGGTACCAAGGTGCCTAACAAAGTCGTCCAGATCGACCCGGCCAAGTACGTTGGTGCTCATATCAACGTTGAGCTCGAGGACGACAGCTACCAGGGCAAGCTGCGTAGCCGCGTGGCACGTGTGGCCGCGTTCTCAGAACTGGCTCCTAAGCCTAAGGCCGAGGAAGTCCAGCAGGACGTTGAGGACGACTTCGGAGAGTTCGACGACATTCTCTGACATAGTCTGGAGCAGGGACCTGAGCCCTGCTCTGGGCATGCTAGAGAGCAAGTTCTCAAGACAGGTACAGAAGTACATAGAGGGTAGGGGTTGGTGGGTTGTCAAATACCACGCCAGCCAGTACACTAAGAAGGGTATTCCAGACCTCATAGCTTGCTTCCGTGGCAGGTTCGTGGGGCTGGAGCTCAAGACAGGCTCATCTTTGAGCCAGTGGCAGATCAAGGTTGGGGCTGATATTATGTCAGCCGGAGGGTATTGGGCGTGTGTCACACCAGATACCTACCAGGAAGAAATAGCTAGGGTTGAGGATGAGGTTCTTCGAAACAATCTGGGAGGGTTGTGATGGGTATTTTTTCATCTGTGGGATCACGTGGCCGGGTCAGGCTTTCAACCCGGGCAAAGCCTTTCAGGTTGTGGACCAGCTTGACGAGGCGAAACGCTATGTGCGGGATCTCGTTGAAGCTGGGCAGGATGTGTATTTCACTCCCGGTCTTTTCTCTAGGCCGGAAAGGAAAGCGGAGTTCCTCAAAGCGGTCCCGCTAGTCTGGTCTGATGTAGACGACGGCCACACGGAGGGTACTAACCCCCTCGCTGTGTGGTCTAGTAGCCCGGGCCACGCGCAGGCTATCTGGCGACTGACTGAAACTGTACCTCAGCCTGATCAGGATAGCTTATCTAGGTCCATCAGCCACGTGCTAGGATGCGACCCTGGGGGCTGGGACGCCACTCAGCTACTCAGGGTACCTGGTACCCCCTCACACAAGAGAGGTTGTCAGGTAGGTAGGCCCGTATATGGGACCACACAGACTCCTGGTGAGCTAGCCTCAGCAGTGTACAGGACACTGGACGGTAGCTCTTCGTCTATAGCTGGGCAGCTTCGTGCTAGTAAAGCCCTTGGTGATAGGTCGTCTCAGCTGTACGCTGCTATAGCTAGTATGCTAGAGTGCGGGGTAGGGCCTGAATTTATACCTGGCCTGATTCGCCACACCCCTCTTAATAAATGGGGTTCAGTAGACAAGCTTAAGGCTGAGGTTCAGAGGGTAGCTAGTAAACTAGACCTCGCAGGGTCTAAAACTATTGAGGCTATCGAGATAGTTGAAGATTCACCCAGAGAGCCTTTGCTTCAGATCAGGCAGCTTTCTGATCTAGTCAACATGCCCCCACCACGGTGGCGTATTGATGGTCTGGTAGAGGAGGGTGGCTGCGGCTTCATAGCTGCACCGCCTAAGCACTACAAGAGCTGGATCATGCTGGATATGGCTATCAGCCTGTCTCTGGGGAAGCCCGTGCTAGGGTATGCTAGATCACACCAGGCACCCTGCCTCATCATCGAGGCGGAGGACAGCCTGTCACGTGTGTGGTCTCGTGTGCAGACTATCTTACAGTGTCGATTCCCCCACCATGACCCTCGAGGGTACGTAACCTGCAAGTCTGGCGTGCTGGAGCTGAATCCTCCTGACGGGGATATCCCACTATATATAGCAGGCAGGCCCACACAGGGGCTGTCACCAGAGCTAGCTGAAGAGATAGGCGAGACCGTAGAGTCTATGGGTATAGGCCTAGTGTGCTATGACACCTTGTCTATGCTGACCACCGAGTCGATCAACGACAGCCAGGCTATGTACGGGCAGATCTTGCAGCCCATCAAGGCTGTAGCTCAGGCCACAGGGTGCGCTCAGCTTATAGTGCACCACACACGCAAGGCCTCTAAGGATGCGCCCTCCACTGGGGGTGCTGCTCTAGCTGGCAGTGTGGCCCTACATGCCTGGTCAGACAACAGTCTGTACATATCTCGACAAGCAGAGTCGTTGAGTATTCAAGTAGAAACTAAGTCGGGGTCACAAGACCTCGTCGTCACCGGGCTAGACACTCCGGGAGAGTGGCAGCCTGAAGTTGTGCAATCCCTCTAGAGTGTGCTAAGGTAATATCATGATCGAAACACAGGGAACAATCAAGGTAGAGACAGTCGAGAACTTCTACGGGGCTAGCATTGAAGCACTCATTGAGTGTGGCTATCTCTACAACAGTGAGCTGGGAGACATCTACTGGGATGCCTCACAACACATACCAGTCGAAGCAACCTTCCTCGTAGTGGAGCGGTGAACAATGCATACTATTGCTGAGCTACGTAGGATAGCATCCACCCCAGGACATCACGTAGTGCTGGATAAGCTCGAGCAGTGGGGTTACGACGAGATCCATGATGACTTCATGTGGGAGTGGGATCTCTGGGTATGCCCCCGATACTGGGCAGTGCAGTACTGCCAGAAGGCCGCAGACAGATACCTCCCCTGTGGGGAAGGGATGTACGACCATCTGGGTGAGGGCATCGACGACAGCCTAGTAAGCGACCTCATTGATTACCCCGTCAAAGCTCTCATGCGAAGGGCTGAGTGGGTACTTGACTCTCACTCAGCCACTGTGCTAGAGTCAGAAGCGTTCAGGGCAGTACCCCTCGACCTAGACCTGAAAGAAACAATAACAAGACTGAGGGCTATACCAGGAGTTGAACGCTCACCACTGGTATACCTGCTAGATGACATGGAGGGCACACTATGCTAGGATTCAAACGAGACCCGGAGTACGTAGCCGAGCACGGCGTCGACCTTGCTGAGCTTCACGATCACGTCCTCAACGTGTACGGAGAGGACCTCAGCGAGGCCATCCTCGTCAACCTCAAGATTGACATTGACCACGCTGCTGAAGGTAAGGTCACTTGGGACGGTGTGGACCTGCCTGACTACCTGGCCGCATACTGCTACTACTGTGAACTAGACAACCTCATGGACGAAATCGACTCAATTGGAGACGCACTATGGTGATCGATCCTGAAGCAATGGCCGCACAACTGCGCTACTACTACCCCCACACTAGTCAGGAACAGCGTCTGGCGTGTGGTCAAGAGATCGCTCAGGTCTCAGGCCTGTACTGCTGGCCACCTGAGAAGATCATCAAGAGGATCATCAAGAAACACCTAGGTACACGGTGAGAAGCATGGACATGTGCGTTGCTATGGTGCTGCTGGCCCTAGCACTAGGCCTGGTGGTAGGTTACTTCCTAAATGAACGGTGGTAGCCTATGACCCTAGACATAAATAAACCCCCTACCTAAACAGGTAGGGGGTTTATTATTTAGGTCAGGCAGTCACCTCAGGAGCCTCAGCACGACGAGGGACAGTGGTGTCCAACGTGTTCTTCTGCTCCACGGTAGGAGATGCAATCTTAGCTGCATCGTAGAGGCCGCACGCACCGAGACCCATCAGCAGGTACTTAGCGGCAGCCTGGTAGACAGGATCACCTCCAAGGAAAGTCTGAGCAAGGCCCAGAGCAACGGACAAGACCACAGTAACCGGCATAGCTGCCTTGGCTGGCAGGCCGATGCGCTTCAGAAGCTCGACAATAGCGAGCATAGCCGGTACAGTGGCGAGCGTAGTAATATCCATGTGTCTCCTAACTACAGTATCCCTGGGGCTCTCTCAGGGATGATGTACATGTTCTCTTCCCAGGCGATGTCCTTGTGCCACATCACCCCGAAGTTCTGATTAACCCCGCACTGCACAGCGAAGTGCAGCTTGGTGTTGTAGGGTGAGAACTCTGTGTCTAAGTGTCTAACCATCTTGTCGTCTACAAACCACCGTATACAGTCAGGGTAGATACGCACCCCATACTTGTGCCACTGGCGCGTGTCGAGGTCGATGACCTGAGGCCAGTGCTGCGGTGAGCGGTCCTTAGGACTAGGCCAGTGGAGATTCAGCTGAGTCTTAGTCTTGTCAGACTGGGTCTCCATGAAGTTGATCTCGCCCTCAGGCCACCTAGAGTCTTCCTCAGGCCACAGCATGGCTACCATTTCAGTCGTCCAGGAGGGTGGGTTCTTGACCCACATAGACCAGTAGCCCTCACCCTTGACGTTGTATAGGCTTGCCCATGAACCACACCTCAGGGAGTTATGCAGCGCCTTCTCGTGTGTGGCCCCAGCCTCGGTATACATGAGGTATGCTGGCCTGTCGAACTGCATTTTGAGCTCGAAGGTGCGGCCGTCAGGCAGTAACTTAGTCATGGCCGGGTCGAAGCGACCTAGAGTACCGTGCTCAGGACGCTGTATACCCCACCCACCGTATGACCTGTAGTCATATAGTGGTTTCTTTTTCAAGTAGTCTTTCATTGGGGGGAGAGTCCCCTGATACTACCTACCAGAGGACCACACCTCCTTTCAGGCTATCAGGCCATGACTCCAGGGTCATGCGGAGTCAGAGTCTTGACAAGCTCCACAAGCTGAGCCATGCTGTTACGCAGCTCCTCCATCTGAGCCTGCACCGCGGTGATGCGCGTCTTAGCATCAGCGATCTCCTGGCGGATCACAACCTGCCCACGGCTATCAGCAGACGGGTCACCAGGCCGGGTGATGGGTGCAGTCTGAGTAGCAGCCTGGTGGGCGTAGTACGCAGCAGTCTGGCAAGCAGCCTGCATGCGGCCGAGATACGCTCCGAACGTCTCGTTACCCCAGTTGAGTCCGCCAACTCCTTCACGTACAGCCTGAATCAGTTCGCTCTTGTCCAATGTTGGTCCTTCCTCGTTTGTCTTGAATCCACCCAGGATAGCCTCCATCATGCCTATACCCTGGGCACATGTAACCCACTTAGCAGGGGCAGGATGGTTGTCGTTAGCCTTACGGCCTCGGTAGCCTAGGCCATTGTACCCAGCATGAGCAGCAACAACCTGGTACTGGCAGGCAGTGTCAGAACTACCACCAGAATCACAAGCCACATGGTCATGGGGTTCGAAACCCTGACTCCTATACCTAGCCCAAGCCACACCTCCGAACCTACGTGACTCAGCTACCAGAATCTCGTTCTGCTTAGACGTCAGGTGCCAGTTCTGGAAGTCGAACGCCCAGCCATCGCTGTGTGTTCCTGCACTCGCAGCTGCACCTCCCTTAGCCTGGATCAGGATAATCGAGATATCCGGGTGATACTTAGCCATATAGCGCTTGAATAGCTTGTACCACTTAGCTGGAATCTCAGCAGCGTAGGCTTCCTGTCCATTGTATTTAGGGCCCACAGACACATATCCCATTTAACCCTCCTTCCTTGTCTCCACGGCCAGGATGCGCTGACCGTGTTCCTCCAACCTGGAAGTCAACATACGCTCCGAATTCGATACTCGCTCATTGAGCTGGCTCAAATTCGTGTTAAACCGGCCAATCTCTTTATCGTGCCGGTTCAGTACCCCCTTAATTTCCGCCGTTGTAGACGATAGAGTCTCGAGGTCAGTATTAGTCTTGTCAGCCTGCTTAAGTAGAATATTCAACTTATCCTGAACTGTGTTACCTTCAGCATCAGTTTTATCAAAAACCAGCGCCTCGGTATCAGATTTAAGGTCAGCAGTAAGATCCTTTATCTTCTTAAGCGATCCTGACATAGCTTTATAGACTTTTACACCGCTGTAACCAACCGCTAAAATACCCGCTAGGATAGCCCCTATAAGGCTACCCATAGTCTCAGGGCTCAACATATCACCTCAACCACAGTACAACAGCGGATACGAAACAGCGTCCGCCTCTATTAGAACTACCACTATAGAGTTTAGCTTGGCAATTAACCTCAATCCCCCCTTCTCGTTCGTCCGGTACAGTGAAGAATGGCCACGATATATTCGATGGGATAGCTGATGACCCCAGGAAAGACAAGAAATCAGGGCTATACTGGCCTCTACACTCAATGCGACCCCAGCAAGCAGGGGTGCCAGCGTTAGCGTCGTAGTTAGGCATGATCGACCCGCCCGCTATAACCAGCGCTTTTGTAGCCCAGGACGGGGCTACAACGAATGTAGACACCCCTGTGGTCCAGCTAGTCACCGGAGACCAGTCAAGGTTACGGGAATTACCGGCGTCAACAGTGATCTGAGACTTAAGTGCCCTGTCACCAATCAGACCTTCAGCAATCTCAAGAGTGCCATCGAACTTCGCATGTCCCTTAACGTGGAAAAGAGATCGGTTATAGACCGCACCTTCCCCCCCAATAGTGGCCGTGAGTTCGTTAATACGGCTCTCAAGACCCTCTAGTCGGTTAACTACCTCACGAATACCCTGGTCATTAGACGGCCTATCGACCGTTGTTGGGTCGAAACTCATCAGTCCTCCAATGAAAGCATCGGTTTAATCTTAGTGATCTCACCAGATACAGGGTCAGGGTCACATACCCACCCGATAACCCTGGCTTTACCTTTGAATTGCAGCTCAGGGTTACTAAGATTGGTCATATCAACATCAACATAGTCACCTAGAACGAAGTCACGTCCTGGCATAAAGTGGTCCAACGTAGTCTCCACACTAATAGATGTCAGCCCGTACTGCTGACTCTCCTTAGCAGCGTACATGTACTGCTGCAAAACAGCGTCATCAACTGACCCCGTGTCCGGAGTCCAGCGTCTCTCGAGCTCTAGCCAGCCATATTGCAGGACTTGCCCATTAGATGTAGCGAATTCCTTGCGTTCATCCCCAGACCTATTGGAGACCACACGCCAGATAGTGGCTCCCTTACCGTCAGAGCAGTCCTCAACCTGCTGCCAGGAGCCTTGAGATAGCACAGCAGCCCCAGCAGTACCCTTACCCACACCGCCAAGCCTGTATGCTGTGTGGACCACAATACCGAGGTGGCCGTTAGCATGTAGTTCCCAGCTAGTAGCGAACTCTGCACCATGCCTAGTCTTCATCAAATTCTGAAGACCCGCCAAGCACGTCATATCCTGGTCAGCACGGTACGTCCTGTCACCCCAATCAAGGGTGGGGTCCTCGTCTAGTCGGCCGTTAAACTGGGCCACAAGCCGATCTAGCCCTATGCCTCGTGCAATAGTCGTATAGCGCTGATCCCTGAAAGCCAATTCAGGGATATAGTTGCGCTTCAGCCACTCCTCAGCAGGCTGGAGAGTAAGCTCCATAGCCTCATCTGACCCGTATGAGCGCTTCTCTACCCAGCCAGCCCACAAGACGATGTTGTCATCTATAGCCGCAAGGACAGCCCGCATAGGTTGAGTGCCGTCCCTCCAGTTAGCAGGCCACCTATCACAGACGGGGAGGCTCACAGTCACGGAGTCTCCCCGTCCGATGATGGATGACAGGCTAGATTTAACAGATAATCCGGGGAGATCTGCTAACGGCCTGCCGTCGAGAGCTGCAAATGAATGCCATTTGATCATTATCCGTTCTCGATTGCTATCCAGTCGAAGTCACAACCCCGACCATTCTTAACGAACATCTGAAATTGTGTCGCAGTGACGTTATATGGTTTAGGTGTATCCCAAGTAAAGTCCCCAGAAGCGGACCTAACCGAGGCCACAACACGAGGAGCACTGCTGAACCGGCCTGGAGGGAACTGGATAGTAAACACCGCAGGACCCGCGCTACTAGCCGTCACCGTACCCGACGCAATAGCAGGGATACGAGGCAGAGTCACCTGAGGAATCACAGTATCCTCACGCCATGAGCTACCAGTCCACAACATGACCTTGTTAGTGTCCAGCTCATAGATGCGCTGGCCTTTCTGGAGGAACCACGTCGTAGGCCGGCTATTCGAATAGCACGGGATAGTGCCACCCACCGCGCACGTATACTGCCTAGAATCGTAAATCATGGGGCTACCCGTAGTCGACACGATCACACGTGCTATCAGCAGAGCTCCAGCGGGTGTAGCAGGTGTGGGGAAACTAGCCGACGCCACGCCCTTAATCATCTCAAACGAGGCCTGGTACTTGTTGCTGCCATCAACGGTGCCGTCATAGACTCTCAGCACCAGAATATCAGTACGCGGGTATGACGTGTCCTTAGCATACACAGGCAAGCTCACATCGTCTACGTTAGCGACACGGTAGCTGCCGTTATTCGAGGCCACAGGCGTAACGATAGCCGTACCAGAACTGACCCGGATCTGGCTACCGTTAAGGCTAGGAGTCATACCTGACGTCACACCAGGCCTGCACGCCAGAGGGTGGGTGTCGTGGACCATAGTCGAGCCCACATCGAGCCTACGGAATTCCGCGGCATTCACTGAAATATTACCACCAATAGGCAGCACGTTATCGAGAGCCATTATATAGTCACCTGTCTTACAATTACATCGAGATACGCGGTAGGGGAATACACATCAGAACGGAATCCGATAGTCAATTCACCCCGGCCTAGCTCAGGCCATTCTCTGATAGTAGGCGAAGCCGAGGACTGACCCTGCCTAAGTGACGTGCGGTTAGTCAAATCGATGTCTAGCCACTCGTCAGCCTGTAAAGTAAAGTCCCACCTTAGGCGCCCAGCTCCACCAGGACCAGAAAAGATCACAGACGGTATCTGCACGTAGCCATATAGCTTCAAGGACACCCTGTTATGGTACCCAGAACTTACCGTGACGGACCCGTAGTTACCTGTCTCCAGGAAAGATATAGGATACTTAACCGGGAACTTAATACCACCAGTAAGATTAGGTAGATACAGCCTGTGCTTAGCTGTATATAGATCATCAATCTGGCCATCAGGAGTCTGACCGCCACGCCACCACACAGGGTCAGGAGCTATCAACGTAGCCCCCCACTCAAATGCTGACCCATTAGCCATGAACGTGATATCGAGCGCACTGTCCCGGGCCACATACATTGTCTTCGGTCCGCGCGGTGTGTTAACAGTCAGAGGTGAGGTGTTAATATCCGCGATACTCAGGAGAGTCTCCATGGCCTCCTCAGCATCCTCCAGAGACTGCCCTACATAATAGCCCTTGATAGCACCGGACTTAGCACCGTGGTAAGCCTTAGTACGCCATATACCGTCATAGCCCACACGCTGGCCACTCTGTGCAACGGCAGGGGCTGAGCCGAAGAGCTTACACTCACTAACAACCCAGTCCCCGCCATTAATCACGTGGCCATTCCACGTGACTTCTTTCACATCAATCTCCTCAGCTGCCGGGCAACTTCCTCAGCAGTAGCATAAGGGTCACTGCTGTATGCATTGACATTGACCCTACTGGTATTACCTCCAGCATTAGCTCCGGCATAAGCAGGTTGAACACCGTTCAGGTTAGTGCTGAAATTGTCCTTAAAGTCGCCCATAACGCTCTTAGCTGAATCAAGCAGATAAGGCTGCTCATTCTTAAGACTATCGGCGAAGTCCCTAATGATGGCCTTACCAGAGTGAGTAACATACCCCTTACCCGAGAAAGGTCCCCACTTAGCAGGAGAGAAAGGCCACAGACCGCGCAACCAGTCCATGCCCTGCTTAACCCAGCCAACCAGACTATTCCACGCTCCCTGGATACCCCGCAAGAAGCCATCCACAAGAGCACCACCAGACCGGACCAGTAGGCTACCTAGATCACCAAGAGCTCCAGTGATCTTGCCTGGCAGCGAGCGAGCGAATTCAGCAACCTGGCCACCTAGCTCCTGAGACTTACGGAGGAATCCGTTCCACGCCTCATACGCTTTCTGAGGGAGGCTCGACGCCAGTGACGCTATACCCCCAATGATCTTTCCAGGTAGTTGCTTAACCCACTCAATAATCTCGCCGCCCTTACGGACCATGCTCTGGAAGAAACCGCCAAACCACTCGGCAGCTTTACCAGCAAGCTGGCCAAGACCAGAGAGCCATTCAAGTACCTTGCCGGGAAGAGACATCAGCCACTCACCCACAGACGCCAGCCATCCTGGAATGTACCCCAGGAACTGTACGAAGCCCACAATCAGGCCAGCGAAGATACCTATAGAGAAGCCCACAATCATCAAGGTAACCTCGCCCAGAGCGGCTAGGCCGTCCAGGATCATCTGAGGTAGGCCAGCAAAGAATTCAGCAATCTGCTGCCCAGCCCCGGTTAGACCTTCCATAAACCACTGGCCAATACCAGTAGCGAACTCCGTCAGGCCTCTGACGAAGTCTTCCCACAGGTGCCCAGCGCCTTCCACAGTAGCGTTCCACACACCACCGATGAAATCAGATACAGCCTGCCAGTTAGCAATCAGGAGGACAAGTCCGGCAGCAAGAGCGGCTATACCAACCACAATCCACGTGATAGGGCTGGCAAGAAGAGCTGCCGTAGACGCCCAGATACCTGCCACCCACGTAACGAAGGCGGGAATCAGGATACCTGCAATAGCTGCACCCAGAGCTCCAAACGCCCAGGTGTTCTCCTTCAGCCAGTTACCTATATCCTGGAGAGTAGGCGCCATAGCCGACAAGACATCAGCCAAGGTGCTGAACACCGCTGAGCCCAGTGGCTCCAAGGCGAGCTGCGCGTTATTCTGAACTATCTGCCACTTCTCAGCGAAGTCAGACGTCTCACCGGCCACACCGAGAATAGTGTCGTCAGTAGCGCCGATGGACTTCATCATGTCCTCAGCGCCGATCTTGCCCTGCTTTAGTGCCTCCACAAACTGGGTTGCACCTTTAGTGCCGAACAGCTTGCTAGCTAGTTTAAGAGCGGCAGCTTCATTACCTGACTGGATATAGCTACCGATCTCGCCAGTAACCCTCTTAAACGCTTCCTTGGGCTCCTCACCGGACTTAGCCAGAGTAGTGAGACCCTTAGTCATGGAGGTCATAATCTGGCTTGAATTAAGCCCCGCCTTATCGAAGGCACCGATCATTGCTGCTGTGTCTTGGAATCCGAACCCAAGAGCCTTCATTGTAGGCGCAGCTTGAGCGGTTTTCTGGGCTAGGTCATTGAAACCTAAACCAGTAGCCTGACTGACCCTGAACAAGTCATCCATAGCTCCAGGTATCTGCTTAGCCTCAAGGCCAAAAGCACTAAACGCTGCTGTGGTCTTGCTTATGTCAACGTCCTGACCCAGCAGCCGGCCAGCCTCAAGAACCTGCTTAGCTACAGTCTCGAGGTCATCGCCAGTCAAGCCCAGCCTAGTATTCAGGTCAGCAACAACGGGAGCTATCTTGGAGAACTCAGCTGGCGTAGTAGAGCCCACACGCTTAGCAACATCGACTAGTCCGTCGAGAGCCTCACCAGTAGCACCAGTACCCGTGCGGATAGTGTCAGTGACCTCATCGAAAGTCTCACCAACTTTGTAGAGGGCAGCACCAATACCCGCGGCCACACCTGCACCGAGGGCTGCAAGAGAGCTACCTTTAAGCCCTTCAGCCAACCTAGTGGATAGCCTAGCTCCACCTTCTTTGCCAGCCTTATCGGACCCCTCGTTTACAGCTCCAGTGATTTCTCCGACAATAGCTTCCTTGTTGCCTTTCATTGAAGGCACTAGCTGATAGTAACCTGTAGCTAGTTCAACAGAAGCCATTAGGCATCCCACCAATCATTGAATTCGCTCAGAGGGATGGGGTCATACCCGAAAGCACGCTCATCATCCCTAATCTCATTTGGCCTTCGAATGGGTTTAGGTGGAGGCTCACTAGACTTGCCAGCACGCTGCCAGTTAGCTCCAGCAAGGACGTCGTAAATGTTAGCTAGCATGTAGCCGTCTGTGGTCCACACATACCCGAGGTCCTTAGCCAGAGGCCCTCCTGGCTCAGCATGGCTGACTATAGCCTGGAGGTCCCGCCAGGTAAGCTCATCTGTACCTACCTGGCGGGACCTCAAACCTAGCCCAATGAGCTCACGCTCTAGGGCTAGTGGGTGATTATGCCACACACCCACTAGCCCTATTATTCCCCCATGCTGATTTCAGAGTGCTCTTTCCACGCCTCCATAAGAGCCATAAACATGTCGTCGTCCAGCTGACTAGTGATACCCGGAACATAGTGCTCAAGCAAATCAAGCTGGAAATCAAGCAATTCGGAAGTCTGCTTGCTTGTGGGCTTCTTACCACGCTCCTGCTGAGCCTGAATAGCCCCAGCCAGATCACCCATGCGCTTCCGAATACCCACAGGGAGTTTCTGAAGCGACGGCAATTCGTGAGTAACTTTAGACCCCGGCATACGGAACTTGAAATTGTCCGTAGCCTTGGGACCGTCAAGCTGAAAGACCTTGCTCACGCTCCGGTCACCCCATCATCGGTGGCGATGTACAGCGAGTTACCCTGGGCATCCGGGTAGCAGGTCAGGGTCACAGGCAGCTTAATCGCGTCACTAGCAGCGAACGTGATGTCGTCAGCTTCAGTGATCTGACCGTCAGGCACCCAGATGATGATCTTAGCGTCGCCGTCCTTCATACGGAAGCACCAGGTCTTGTGAGGCAGCTCATCAGCGCGCAGTTTCATCAACAGGCGAGTACCCTGAGAAGTCGTCTTCGGGGTAACAGTGACATTGTTCTCACCGAAGAAATTCTTCGCCGAGCCCTCAGAGACCTCAAGGTGAGACCACTTAATAGAACCCGAGAACTCACTTAGGATCTTCTTAACCACAGACTGAGACCAGTCTTTGATGTCGTTAGTTGAACGCTTAACCGACAGAGTCAGGCCAGCGTCACTGACATACCCCGAGTCAGTCAGCTTAAGTGTACTCAGATCAAGATTGTACAGATCAGTAGGCAGCGTAGTCACCAGAGTGGTAGTGGACAGGATAGCTCCAGTCACTGCCTGATCCGGACGCCCCGCAAGTACGTTGCGATTATTTACAGCCATTTAGTTAACTCCTGCTAGAATCATACGGAATGTAAAAGAATATCGAGCGATCCCTGAGCCACCTGATGATTGGCTGCTATCTGGATCATAATAAGGGTAAGAGACAATATCGACTTTATGACAAGGGTACTTACCCATATGCCCATAATAGGGTCTCTCTTCAACCCAGTTAAGGCATTTAGCCGCCAAGTTAAAGGCTTCTGTGCTATCAGTGTTGTCCTTACCCCAGCACGTGACAGTCAGCTGGACCCTCACTCTACGAGGATCTAAGCGGGTACCAGAGCTAGTCAGCTTGACCACACACTGTCGAGTTCCTAGCTTGTCTGCTTGCTGCCTTACAGGGACTCCCTGTAGGTGAGCCCTCAAGCCCATAATGCAGGCAGCCTCAGCGTCAGGGAATTCAGCTACAAAATTACCCATGAGTATAACTCCCAAACGCGCTAGTCAACGTCTTGTTGTCAGCCTCAGACTTAGCCCCATAAAAGCTAGCCGGCCTCACGGTAGCCCTAGCTCGAGTCTGGCCCACATAGCCCGACCACTCAAACGCGTCATCACGGCCAGCGTTGTCGTTAGCCTGGTCACATATCTTCTGGGCCATATCGTTCAGGACTGAGGCAACCTCATCTGACTTAAGCATAGCCTGGAATCCCTCATCATGGAATTCAAGTCGCTCAAGCATCAGTCCACCGCCACAAGCTTAATCACCTGGTGGCTAAGGCCTAGGTAATCGTAGGACCACACACCGGGAACGCCTGACACTCTATACACAGGTGTGGTCTTGTTGAACCATTCTCCCGGCGTACCTTTGTGGTCCCAGCTGAGGATGACCAGGTCCTTAGCCTGCACGGATGCAGTCAGTGGTGCGTACACCGTATACGTCCACTGACCGTCGCCCTGCCTATCACCAGCCAGCTCAGCAGCACTAGGCTGCTGAATAGAGCAGCCCTGGATAGTGAATTCCTTAGCAACCTGATCTTGAATCAGATTACCTCGGTCATCGTACTTGTCCTGAAGTCGAGCCACCCAGATATAACCATTAGTCAGAAAGGGAAAGCTCAAGGGCGATACACCAACCTAAAACCATCGAGTGCCCGCTTAGCATAAGCGCTCAATCGAATACCCCCACCAGGAACTTCAAACGTACTCGATACTGAGCCCACGGCAGCTTGATTGATACCCACCGGAGCAGTCCTGGAAGCTACAATAATCGACGCCATAACAACCTCAACCGTAGCTGGCAGCTCACTATATCCGTGAGTCATCGTAGCCTGAATAGCCCCCATAGCAGCAGGCAGTGGATCACTCAGCCTACACATACCAGCTTCAGACCATTCCTGGACCACACGCTCGTGGCCTAGGTATTCGATCGTAGGCTCATCCTGAAGCATCAGGGTAGGAAGATTAATAAAGCGTCCACCCTTATGATCTACCCTCTTAGTCTCAGTAATAAGCGGGTAAATATGCCATTCGCAGAATTCCCTAATAAGTCCGGAAGCCTGCCTAATAAGAATAGGGGTAAGGGGGTCATCCTTTTTGATGACCCCCTTACTTAGGGCTTCCAGAGTATCAGCCCCAATAAGATCCACGATCAGGCCTTGCGAGAAACCTTGCAGAAAGCTTTCGGCTGAGTCACGGTCAGCAGCTCACGGATCTCCATACGGACCACAGTCACGTCAGACACGAACAGGTCAGCATGAGAATTCGTTGCCTCAATCCTGACACCGCCCTTACGGACCAGCATGCCGCCGGCCTTGAACGCACCGACGAGCGCAGTGCCAGCAGCGATACGCGGGGAAATCACGGTGTTCAGGCCCCACAGCGAAGGCACAATCTGAACCTGGCCGTTGCCGTACGCACCAGTGAACGCGCCACCACCGAAGTACTGGCCGTTGCTGTCCTTAGCCAGACGCTGAGCAGCGTAGTCCTGGGGGTTGATCACGATAGCGTCAGCCGGGAACCCGCTCTCCTGAAGGACGTCCATAGCGCCACCCAGAATCGCCTCACCAAACTCAGCAGTGGTGGCGGTCTTCTCAACCTCACGGGCCAGGATACCACTCTTGGTAAGGACACCCTGAAGCTGGCCATTCTGTCCGGAGCCATTCAGAATCTGGTTCTCCTCAGCAACAGCAATACGGTACACGCCCCGCTGGTTAATGTGCGAGGCCAGCCAGGCGTGATCCTCAAGCATCTCGTCAGAGAAGGCCAGGATACCAGTGATCTTCTTCAGAGCCTCAATATTCGTCTTCGGGTTAACGAAGTGAATGTTATTCTTCTTAGCGCCCTGATTAGTCGGGCCGGCGTCACCCTCGACAGCGCTATCCTCAAGCCAGGCCACAGCAGCGCTATCAGTGTTACCCTGAGCAAACAGGTCACCGACGTACAGCGGAGGCTGAGCGTAGTGAGCAGCCTTGTCATAATCGGCATCGAAGCCGAGCAGGCTGTCCCACGTCAGGTGCCAATCCTCAGCTCCCTTGAACTCAGGACCATTCACCGAGAAATTGTCGCGGCCCTTAACCCGAGCAAGCTCAGGGCCGAAATGCTTAACGAAGTGGGCGCCCAGAGATTTGGCCTCGCGCTCAACTGCCACAGAATTTCCTTTCAGTTCATTAACCGCGCCTTCATTCGACTCGAAGGACTTGATCTTAGCAATAGTTGACTTATACTCTTCGACCAGAGATTCGGTGTCTTTACCCACAACACCGGACTCTTCAACGGCCTTCAGGCGGCCCTTGATCTCAGCGGCCTTAACTTTCAGTGCCTCAATCCCGCTCACGCAAACAACCCCTTAATCTCAGCGAGGATGGACTTAGCCTGATCATCAGCTGGCTTGTCTTCAGCCGGCTTCTCCTCAGACTTGGGATCCTCTTCCTCATCCCCACAGTACTTTTCAAAAGCCTCATCCATGTGCTTAAGGATGGGCTCCACAATCAGTTTCTCAATGTCTTCCGGAGTCATACCTGATTCTTTCTTAGATGACTTAACTTCATTGATAGCCGCTTCGGGATTAGCCGGAGCGGGGACCACAGACACCTCAAGAAGCGAGACTTTCTTGATATAAGTCACGCCGCCTTTGTGGTCTGCGTCATTAACATAGAAGCCGAAAGACATACGGTCAATTCGGCCTTCCTTCAAAAGCTTATAAACGATCGGGCCATTGCCTGGACCCTCAGTATCGACCACACACCGGACAAGCAGGCCGGTGTCATCTTCCTCAGCTGACTCAACATATCCGATGTTGTTCTCGGGGTTAGTCAGGTCATGCCCATAGAAGACGGGGATCTTACGGCCTTCCCATTCTTTCAGGGTATCGGAGAAAGCGCCTTTCTCCATAACCTCACCGTAAGAATCAACATTACCGAATACCGAGGCATACCCTACGAAATAACCTGACCCGGATTCCTCAGACTCTTCTGCTTTAACCTTAAACGACTTAGTCTTAATCGCTACTCCCAATCTATGCTAGTCGTGCAATTACAGTGAGCAACCTCAGCAGGGTCATCGTCATCGCCAGGGTACTTCATCCCGTTAGAGAACTCTTCGTTCAAGCCCACACGCTCACCGTCCATAGCAGCATGGCTATCTCGAGCATTAGGCCCCGTATGCCACGTCTTGGTAGCCGCACCAGACTGCCTGCCAGCCTCCTGTGTGGCCCAGCCCATAGCCCACGTAACCATAGACCCCGCCATACCTAGAGCAGCTTCTTTCAGCCAGTGTTCTACAGGCTCGACAGTGTCCGGAGGATCATCCCCCTCCATGGCCTCTTCCCACTCAGCCTGCTCATCCTCTAGGTCCTCTAGGCTATCAACGATACCCTGAGAGATACGCTTAGCTCGCTTCTTCAGATATGACTTAGTATATCCTTTGTCGTAGTCCTCGTCACGTCCCTCGAGTAGCTTGTTGCCTACCTCACTGGTCAGCCCCAGATCAAGGTCAAGCAGGTCCTCAGCAAGACTCTCATCAGCTGAAGCTTTAACCTTCAACCGCCCTGACTTATACAACCTCTTACGGGCATGAGCCTCAAGCACCGTCGTGTACCTCTTAACCCACGACCGACGATCAACACGCAGCCCTCGTGACTTAACCCTTACCTCACCTGAGTTCTGACTATAGCCTCCAGGGTCCACACTCACATTCAGCGGCGTAATCAGGTCATCCCCACCATCGATAGCAGGAAGGTTCAACCTAGCCCGAGCTTCATTACGGGTCATGTAAGCCGAGCCCACAGCTGACTGGAACCATTGGGCCTGCTGCTCGAAATCAGCTTGGAGTTTCTCAGCTACATTGAATTCAATGTAGCTGCCTTTAGCCCCACCCATAATAGGAATAAGGAACGCATTAAGCGTTGATTCTATCTCAGCAATAAGCGGACCTAGAGTATCCCCATAAAGCATTTTACGGAATTCCCTGACATTGCTGTAATTAGCATTATCAAGAATACCGACCATTGTGGGGTTAACGTGGAAAGCATTAGCTACCGTGCTATACGCAAGCTTAACGCCCTCAATGTACTGCTGATCAGTAGCACTGAAGTCCACACGGTTAAGAGTCATCCCATCTTCAAGAATGGGCGTGCCCCCAGCGCGCTTACCCGACCCAGTATATTTCTCGTACCAGTCCTCGCGAAAATTCTCTCGTTGAGAGTCAGTCCAGCGGGGTGCGTCAACAGGCCGCTGAAGCACAGCAGACACTTTACCCCCGCGAGCCCACAACTGCTGACGGTACTTCGATGCTTGAATCTGCTCAGCCAGTACTTCCTTCAAACTGACAATGGTCGCGCTGCACCCTCCGGGATCAGTCGGGTGATAGCCACCGAAATAGACCACACGTGAACTATCCAGAATCAGCTTCTTGTCAGACTCGAAGCTAACCTCATGTGTGACCTTACCGAAATTGTCAGACTTAGTCTGAACCCAGCTAGGGGGCAGGCGGTAGACTTCCCAGTTACCGTTCTGGTTCACTACTGGCCACCAGTAGGCCCTATCATAAAGGGCCTTATCCACAACGAGAGCATAGATCAGCTGATACAGAGTCATGCTCTCATTAGCTTTGGCGCCAGAGAGAAACCCGCCAACAGGGGACGAGGTATCCCTCAACCTGCCCCCATCGCTTTGTTTAACATAGGAATGTACGCCCAGATGAGCAATATTCCTGGCAAGGAACGTAACCACAGTGCGCAGGTGTGGTTGAGTCTTGAATAGCTTAGCGGCTGAAACACCAGAAAGATCGACCAGTTCAGTAGGGCCGACCTTATACTGCCGAGGCTCATACGTGGTAACGCCCTGAAGTCGGTTAAAGATACCAGACCAGAAACCCACTATTACACCTCCAATTCAATCCTGTAAACAGTATAACATATTTCAAATAGATTCCATGCCCGACACGCCGTAAGCCGAGACTTTTGTTTTGTGGAATTGCCATACATTCATTGCGGTTACTAGCGCAGCCACGCCGTCGATCTTATCTCGCTTCTTTTGTTTAGCAGGTTTAATATTACCAGCGGGATCCATGGCTGGGCGAATATTATCTATTTGCCACGCCATAAGAGGGTTACCGTCATGCTTAATAGCACCCCCCTGCATAACCAGTCTCTGAATCTCTTTCATAGGGCCTGACATAGAGACAAACCCCTGACGGACTTTCTCAAGTCTGTACCCATCAGCTTGAAGGTCATTAGATACCTGTGTAGCATTCCAAGGGTCGAACCCTATGCACTGAACATCGTAATGCTTAGCATCCTCATCAATCTGAGCTTTAACAAAATCATAATCAGTGACATTACCAGGAGTAAGCTTAATTAGCCCCCTATTAGCCCACACAGACGCATTCCTGTATGTGGCCCTATCTAGCTCAGCCAGAGCAGCCTCAGGCAGGAAGAATCTAGGCAGTATCTGGTATGTACCGTCCTCGGCAGGGAACAACCACACCAGTGCTGTGAGGTCAGATACCGCTGCAAGGTCCAGGCCGCCATAACACTGTCTGCCCTCGATGTCCAGCTGGGCCACAGCCCCCTTCATCCAGTCAGCCCTGCTGATCCACGACTCGTCCAGCCTGCCCCTGATACCTAGGTGCAGTCTCAGGAAGCTGGCCTTAGCCACAGGGTCAGTCTTAGCCTTATCAGCAGCTGACTGCATGAATGCCCGTGACGGAGTTACGGGGTACAGCGGGTTAGCCTTAGCCCACGTCTCTTCTGACCAGGGGTCATCTTCAGGGGAAGCAGACCACACCACACAGAATGACCGAGGGGCTTCTACAACCCCCTTACATATGTTGTCCACCAGCTCCCTGCGCTGGTCGTACGGCGTGCCCACACTGCCGTCATCAGCTGTGGTGATCACCATCGTCAGGGGCTGCTCACGAGCGCCGGTACCTGTCTCCATAGCCTCCAGCAGGGACAGAGACTTATGCACGTGCAGCTCGTCACAGATAGCCCCGTGGAGGTTGGCGCCGTGCGCCAGGTCGCCTTTCGACGACACTACCTTGATGACAGAGCTTGTCCTATCCTGCTTGATCGAGTTATGCAGTGACCTGATGCCTGCCTGCTTAAGCAATGGCGAGTTATCGACAAGTTGCTTAAGTGGCGTGAAGCATGCCCCAGCCTGGTCTCTAGACGCCGCACCAATAATAACCTCAGCACCGCCCTCGTGATCACCAAACGCAAGGACCATGGCTAGTGCACTAGCCAGCGTTGACTTAGCTCCTTTGCGAGGCATTTCAATATAGGCATCCCTATACAACCTCAGCCAACGCCCTAAAGAATCATCGTATACCTGCCAGCCAAACAGCGGGGCCACAATGTAGGCTATCTGGACATTAGTCAGCTTAAGGGGCTTACCCGCCCACCTACCTTTAGTATGCCTTAAAGCAGAAATAACCCGAAGAGCATGATCTACGCTCTTCGGGTTAAATCGCACTTGCATACCGTGGACCACACCTCCAGGATCGGGGCATTTGAGGTGCGGTCCCCTTTCAGGTATATCTAATTTCCTACTGACTAAATAATCTTTAATTTCATTAGGAATTACATTATTCATTGTGTTATATTCACATAAGGAATGGGTTATCAGTGTCTTTATTCTTACCCGAATTCCTTGCTTTAGGCGTCCATCCAGCCTCTTTCATATAAGCAAGGAATGCTTGAGATTGTGACCGGAAAATAACCTCAGCTGGGTGCTTCTGCATTCGGTGATTAGGGTTATCAGTAACCAACACAGAATCAGCTGAAATAACCTCATTCGAGGCTTTTCTTGCAATAGCATAATGCCTACACATAGCCTCGATAAATAGCCCATCCATCTCATCGAGGTTATCGAGGACTTCCTTGGGCATCATACCCACAAGCTCGGACCACACACCTCGCAGAACCTCATTATTGGCGATTCCCGGAGGAATCTCACTAAAACGCTCTTCTTCGGTCAAAATAACACCTTCTTCCCAAACAGTGAACACTGTTCACTTTAACGATCAACTAACCTGTATTTCACGGAGAGT